CTCCCGCTTGTGCATATCCTCGATACTTACAAGTTCTTCCGCAGACGCCGCCCGCGCTTTTCCAGGGCCATACGTCATTGTTTCTTCGGCAGCCCTTATTGGTTTTGTAGTCATTGCATCCACAATGTTTACAAGTGTATATGCAACCTTCTTGCCACGCAGTTTTAGCTCAGGTTCTTTAAAGACAGATAATAGATTCTTCGCCCATTCCTGATACTCAAGGTTTAACTCAGAATTAAATTTCTTGTTTATAAGTTCGGTTGTAGAACCCCTGTCAATCTCCGTCCTTTTATAAAGCAACGCGTCGGCATCATCCTTTATCATATTCCAATAAGCGCCCCCAATGTTGCCATCTTCATTAAGAAACCTATCTAAATATATTCTTTCTAGATCCGGCTCTTTTATTGCTTTGCTTTGTGCCTTCGCCATCTTTTTAACTTGGGCGGTAATTTCGTCTGTTGCCGTGGACTTATATTCAGATTTAGTTATCTTCTCGGCGTTATTCAATAACCACTTTTTAAAGGCAGTCTCATTTGCGAAAGGAAAACGCAACTTCAAATCTATCACGACTGGCTCAACATCTACGCCCTTCGTCCTCAAAAACGCTACCCTTCCCGCGTCAGACTTTTCAAGCACCTGCAACGCCCGATAATAATCGGGGTGTTCTACCATCAAATCAAATATTTCAGCTTGACTGCTCCAATCTCCAATATCTTTAGCCGCCGCGTCAATGGGTTCGATTACTTTTCTTGCTGTATTAATAGGTATCTTTTTCCATACCATATCGGGAGCAGTTGGACTGTAAACATCGGCGCTGAATATTCTGTTTTCATATTTCGCGGCGGGGTCAATCATTGTCTTGTTGCCAACAAACGTTATCTCTCCATAAGAATCAAACGGTTGTCCCGCTTTCTTTATAGCAAGCGATGGCACAGGCATACCACCTAATTTGTCAGCACTAATTAAGTCGCTAGCATTAGTGTTGTGTAATGCAATCAAATCTTTCTCGTACAAATTATTTACGCGCTGGTATAGCTGGTCCTCAATATTGGCTTCCCCACCCCTTCTCGTACCGAACGTCTCATACCAGTCATCGGGACGTTTGCCGTACTGCTGCGCCCAGTCTTTCGCAATCTGGTCTGTTATCTTTATGACCGCTTCTGCCTTTGTCGTGTCCTTGCCGAAATGGTCTGTGACAAATTCCATGAACGAATTACGCCCGAACCGTTCTGCTGGTGCGTTTGCTGCCATGTTCTGAATGTTGCCTTGTAGTTTGGCGGCGCGTTCCTCTACTAATGCTTTCAGCTGTTCTGGTGTTATGGTTATAGGTGCTTCTACTGGTGCTTCTGGTACTTGCTCACCCTCTGGCGCTTTCACCGCTTCTGCCTCTGGTGGGCGTACCACTGGCGGTAGTCCTTCTTTGGTCATAGCCGCGTCCATCTGTTGCTTTATCAGCGGCATGTATACTTTCTCTTTGTATGCTTTCCAGGCTACATCACGTTCAGCCAGTGACAGATCCAGCATCTTGCGCCCTTTCAGTATCTTGTCCACTTCCAAGCGTAGCGGGTTATCCATAGCCCCCATCAAATCCCCTTCTCCAGTCCTGAAGTAAGTCATTGCATCAGTCTGTGCCTTGCGTGCATTCAGCATGTTCTGGCGCCACGCCATGATCCCTTCTCGGCCACCTGGGAACTTACCCGCCATCAAGTCACCGAACACACTGTCTATCTGTGCCTGGCTTTCGTATTCTATGGTTACGGCGTCTTTGTATAGCTGGTTCAATCCATCCTGTATTTCCCGATATATTCTTGATCGTTCAGATGTAGCAAACTCCCCTGTTATCAACCCCTTGCTTACCTGTGCCTGTAATGCTTCGCTTTGCTCATAATAGTTATACATCCGCTTAGCGCGTTCGTTGTACAAGTAGTTATAAGCATCGTGTATATCGAACAGTGCCTTTTCAGCAAGTACAACATCGCCATCCGTACCCAATCCACGAATAACGCCAAGTATCTTTGCGCCGTTTATATTCTCTAAGTTATTCCAGTCAACGCTTGCCTGTCTCAATCCCTCGTCTAGTATGATCTGCCGTTCCCATCCAGTAACCCCCTCCACTTTCGCAAACAGGTCGTCCATGTTCTTGAAGTGCTGCATCATCATATCGCCATGTGACAACATGACATCATCCAGTATTTTGAATGACCCATCTAATCCTTCGGTGAACGACTTTTCCGCTGCTTCCCGTGCCATGTCCCCAATATTACGGGCGATCCGTTCTGATATTTCGGTTTGCATGTCGCTCTTTGCATTCCTGATTGCAGTACGCATATCTTCGGGTGTCTGTGCTTTCTTGATGTTTAACTCCAACTCATTCAGTACACGCGGGAACTTTCCAAGTAACACCTTTTCGTCCGGGGTGATAACATCGTTGATGCTCGCTTTACCCAGGTCTTTGAATACGATCTTCTCAATCTTCTCTTTGGTCAGTCCACGCGCAATGCCCCGCTCCACCTTGTCTACCAACCCTGGTTGGTATCCGTCCAGAACGGTACGCGTATCAGCATCCATACGGTCAAATCCATCGCCAGCTACCCAGCGTTTATTCAAGAACTCCTTCATGGCAGTAACATAAGCCATCCCACCCATTGCTTTTTCGTTCTTGCTAGATGCCCACATTGCCAGCATTAACTTCTCGGTCGGGTCTTTGGCGTCCAGTATTTTTTGTGCCAGATCTGACGGTGAAGCCTTGCGTGCTTCTCTGAATGCCTTGCCCCCCATCTCTTCGCCCTTGATATACCCTGTCAACGCCTCTATATCCACTCTCTTTGGGTTAATACCTACTTCGCGCATCCACGCAAGGTCTTGCTCTTTCGTTGACAACCGCAACAAGCCATCCCACCCAATCGTAACTACGTTATTGCCCACGTTGTTAAAAACATACGTTGGGTTCACGCCAAGCACCAACTTCCCTTGCGCTCTTTTGATAACAGCATTCCATCTACCTATCAAACTAGGAGGTTTTATCCCGTACCATTTCGTAGCGAAGGCATCCACCCCGCTTTCTAGTGTTGCCATTACCTGCGCCTTGAACATATTTACATCCAGCGGCGGCCCATCTTTAGCTGTGAACATATCGGCAAACTTCTTTAGTGTTACGGCTTCCACGTCCAGGTTTTCTATCTTCGTGCCTGTTGTATCTTGTATCTGCCGTAGTACATCCATTGCGGTATCCAGGTTGCCTTTGTGCAGGTTGGAGATCATCTTGTAAAGGTCAACGCCTGTTCCATTAGCAGCGTTCAATAGTTTATCGTATGCCTGCCGTGTATTCAGGAAGTTATCATATAGTTCCTGTACCTTCGGAACGGTATCCCGAATCGACATCGGTACTATTGCCGCTTCTGCGCTGTCGTAATACTTCTGATACTGCGGCAGGTCATCGATTGCTTTAGCGGCGGTCTTTGGGTCTGTACCGGCTATGTTTTTCACTATCTTCACAATGCGACCCGCATCGTTCTCTGGGTCAAGTAATATCGCTATTCCATCCACACCGTCATTCATCATCTGGTGATACTTCGATTCTGGCGTAAGGTAATCGTAAGGATGTGGTATCTTCCAACCAGACTTCTCACCCTTTGGAAGGCTTACAATAGCTTCGCCTGTCGGAGTAAGGTTAGCCATCCACTTGGCAATAGAACCCATGTTCTGCCGCTGTGCTAACGGCACTTCCTGACCAATAATGCGCGCATATTCCCTCGGCACCATGAAGAGTCTGCTATCTGCTATGTCGAATGCTTTGGCTAGATTCTCTTTACCCCCCAGCTTTGCAATACCTTTACCCGCCGTTGTGGATACTTCACCAAAGAAGTTGATAGGGTCTAGCGCAATATGTCCAATTAAATCCCGTATCTGTCCGGTCACACCAAACTTACTCGATATGTCAGCATACACTTCATCAAACGATTCACCTGCTATCAACCTGCGTTTTGCTTCCCTGACTGCCCATGTGGATGCTATCTCCCCGTTAGGTGGTGTCCAGTATTCGCCCCAGCCGCGCACCTGTTCGCTTGTGACGTTAGCAAATGAACCCTCATACATCAAACTTCCGGCTTGCCACGTTTCTTTAGGATACTTAAGTAGGGTGTTTAGATACTCCGCGACGGCATCAGCCCCGCCTTCTATCCCCTCGGCATAGCCCATGCCAATCAATGCCATTGCGCGCTCCAGCGTCTCGGCTCCTACGTCCAACTTCAATAACACTTGCTGGAGAAGCGGTATTCTTTGTGCCGCAAATCCCAGTACACCAAACGTTCCTGCACCAATCACCGCTCCAGCTGGACCACCGGCAAGACCACCAACTACTGCACCTGTAAGACCTGCGGATACCAACCCTGATACTTCTGGATTAGACAGATACCATCGTTCCCATCCAGTCATGTTGTCCCACTGTTCCTGTGTGAACATTCCCATGACCTGCTCTGGCATTTCCCCGGGCGGTACGTACTGCGGTGTTTGTGCCTGTTGGCCTGCTGATTGCTTCAATATATCATCGACAACGCCTCTCGGTATCATTACGTTGCCATTCTCATCCCTGTTGAAGTCTAATAGTTGATCCGTGCTGAATACTTCCAATGCCTTATCTTCTGGCACTAGATATATTCCATACTCCGATGGCGATACTATGCCACCAGATACATTTGGATCGAACCAGTTATTGCCGCGCTCATCACCCCTCATCATCTCCGGTGGGGGTAATGGTAGAGTATTCAGTATTTCTTTATACGGATCATCTTCGGGTAGGCTCTCCCACTCGTACCACGGCGTGCCCCTGTTGCGCGCTTGCAGCTGTGCGTAAACTGATCCTATGTTATCAATGGCTTCCGGCGGTACATTGTTCTCCGGTGGTAATGCCTGGAACGCCTGATGGTATCGTCCAACTCTCCACGGCTGCCAGAATTCCTGTGGTTTTGACGGCGCGTTGGCATAGATATACGCATCTGACATGGACGGCGACTGTCGATCAGGTACAAAGTCTTGTGCGTAGTCTTTAAGCGGCGCGTATTCACCGCCGTGTTTCAAGAACCGCTGATATTCCCCATACTCCATTCTTTCCTGATCTGGCACAAATGGCACTTTACCAGAACCAAGATTTATAGGGTCTAACGGATGTATATCGTCCGGCTTCGTCGCCATTATATACGCCAGTTCACCAAGTTATAGAACCAGTCATTTATCGGACTGCCTGATGCGTACTGTTCTTCTCCCGGCGAAGAATACCCGCCTCCGTATCCGCCCCAATAGTTGCGTCCATATCCTCCACCACCGCCGTAACCGTATGGACGGTAGGGATAACCGTATCCACCCCCACCTGTACTACCCTTCTTGCCTTGTGCCGCCAATAGTGCGTTCTGCTGGTTTACTAGCGCGTTGTATTCTCGCCCGCTTTGACGCAATCCATAAGACATACTCGGAGCATAACTTTGCGTAGGCATTGTGGTCGTCATGCGCTGATCTTGATAATATTGAGCGTTATAGTCTGTTGGTTGCGCGAGTCGCAGATTAATGGGGGTCACTGCGCTCCCCCCTTTTACTGGTTGCTGTTGTCTGCCCTTCCAATCTGGCGTCAAGTTTGTATAAGAAGGATAGGGTACGCTTGCGCCTCCATTGTATTTTTGTGTAAATGGATCGTTCTGTAACCCCTTGACGGCACCCTGATAGTAATAATCATTCGCTCTTGAATATGGAACATTGGGCATCCTCGGCGCCCCAGTCGTTACCGGGCGTTGTCCACTCCACGGTGATGGAACTGGTTGCGGTGAGTATGACGTAAACATCGAAGGCGTTTGTCTGCCTCTGCTTTGCCCAGGTTGTTGTTGAGCATAAACTGGCTGCCCTTGATAATAATAAGATGGCTGTTGTGCTGCTCCAGGAATTCCCCACGGTGATGGTTGTACCGATTGTGTTCTCGCCCTCGCTTCTGCATCTTTTTGCGCTTGTATCCTTGCCAGTTCTTGCTGGCGTTGCACATCCACCCAATTTATAGGTGCTTCACCTCCGGCGGCCATAACATCACCGCCACCAGGTTGGTTTGGGGCATTATACAATAACGGCTGTGTTGGCTGTTGTGCCGCCATTGCCTGCTGTAACTCGCTCCACGTTCTTCCTGTCTCGCTTCCGCGTTCTGGGTCATAATAATTAATCGTTGCCATCTCGCACCTCCTGAACCCTATCCAACAAATCATCACCACCAAGCAGCTTAATAGCAGCGTCTTGTATCGGCCTTGTCCACTGTTCTTCAAATTCTTCCTTCCATTTCTTCAGCTTGTTACGTGCTTCTAGCTGAGCATCGTCATAGTCTATAATATTTAATGGCATGTTACTACACCTTTACTAATCTTTTAATTAGTTCTTTATTATCATTTCACTTCCTTTTGCTGTATTCGTTTGTTCCCAACACTAACCTTGCTAACATAGACAAGCCAAACATCTGCCAATAGGTTATCTCCGGCAATCCGAACAATTTTGGACATAGCGTATTCCACAAATACTGTCCTAGCCACACTAACAAACCAGCCAATATTACGGCTATTACGGCTACCAAACCATCTTTTACGACTTCTGTTTTATCCACTTCTTATCCTTCCACTTACATCTGTCCTCTTGGTGGTAGTGGTTCATTCAACGGCAGGCCGGGTTCCACTCCCTGTTGGCCACCCTGTTCCATCATCATCTGCTGCATCATCTCCGGTGTCATTCCGGGTGGTAATCCCTGCTCCATACCTGGGGGTGGTCCTTGTTCCATACCCGGAGGTGGTTGTCCCATTGCTCCAGGAGGCGGTCTTGACACCATCTGATCTTGTGGCGGCATCCCTGGTGGCGGCTGTGGTTGCCCGGCCATCTGTGCCTTCTGGATCAATGCGTTTGTCTGACCGGCAAGTATTGCTTTCAAGAACCGCTCCATTGCAATCTCACGCTCCATGTCCTCTGACTGCTCGATACCCATGATCTTTTCCCTAGTGTACCGTTTACTGGCTATGGGATCCTCACCACTAGACAACTTGATAGCCACTTCTGCATTAGACCGCTCATCCTGCGGCATGTCTATTTCCAAACTCACATCGAACAATAATTTGTCGGGAATATCAGCCGCTTTCAACTCCAACTCGCCCGTCTTTGACTTCATGCTTGCCTTGCCACCACCATCTTTCAATAACATCATGGCTATTTCCATTGCCCGCCCTATTCCCCAGGATGCCCTTCGTTGTATTGTCGTCAACGGTAATCTTCCTGCCTGGTTCAATAATGCCACGGTACTGTAAGCTGTTCCTGATGCCATCGGTTGTCCTAGCGCCTGTTGATACATAGTGCTTTCCATTGCCAGTCTGTCCGCTATTTCCATGCTTTGCATCAACGATGGGTCTAGTATGTTCTTTGCCATTGGGCCGAAGTCCTCACCCGCTAGTATCTTCACTATTCCACCTGGCACAGTGTTATCAAACTGTACGTCGCTATCAGGGTTCAACCCCTTGAATATAAATTGCGGGTTATTCCCCAACCAGTTCACAAGGCTATACATGACGGTCAATGATAGGTTCTGCCGTTCCCATAGTCCCGACTTCTGTAAGGTGTATAGAAATGGCTGCCTCTGATATTCCATATCTGAATGAATAGTAGAACCATCTACTATCTGCGCCACAATAGGTATGCACGGCAGTTTGTGTTCAGCCATCATCAGGTATCCACCCTTACCGTCTATCCACGCCACATGTATTTCGTTGTCCCAGTAGTCACAGTAATCCACATCGTCAAACCGCTGCCCTGGGTCCAGTCCCAATTCCTGTGCTTTCTTGCCCCATCTGTCCAGCACTTCACCTGTTTTCACTTTTGTCTTACGGTAGTATGCGCTCATCCCCAGTCCATCATATTCCGGGTATCCCATCTTTGGGTTGAACACCTCGAACATATAAGGAGTCATTTGTTCTATATATTCCAGCCGTTTCATTGTCGCTTTGCTTGCCCCTTTTGCGTTGGCGCTCAGGTCTTTTGTAGATGTAATGCCTATATGCACTTCCCCAAATATGACCGCCGAAGAAACCACATCGAAATGAATAGGACATTGCCTGATCCTGCCCGACGTGTACCACATTGCATCAGCAGCTTTCTCTATTGGTTCCGACTGCTTCCTGGCTTCATCGTTGGATTTCTCGTAGGGAATGCTAAACTTCGGTTCTGTACTGGTCAGCAATCTTATCGCCCCAAGTGCGGTGTTCCTGCCTGATGGTGAAATGGTCAGCTTCACATCCCCGGTGGGTTTGTCCTGCCAGTCCATAAGGAATATTTCTTCCACCTTATCCAGCATTTCATTGCGCCCTGAATATTGAGCTTCCAGGTCATCGCATCTCTCTTTTATCTCATTGAATTCAATCGCCATGTTATATTCCCTTCACGCCTGACAGGTGCGGCGTCCACTTTTCTACCTTTGCCTTTTCTCTGTAGTCCCTGTATGTCGTCATGCCGTAGCGCGCTGTGTCATAACTATGATCCTCTTGTTCGGTGTCGCAATCTTCCGGGTTCACCCTGCCCCTCGCCAGATTAGGGAATGTCCTTATAAAGTTTAGCACTGAACTAAATACTTGTAACCCTGGATTACCATCTGGTAAATCTCCCAGCATCCTGTCAATCTTGCGCTTTCCTCCCAACCTATCATTATCGCCCCTGGTTAGGATCACCCCTTCTGCCGTGTATTCATCTGCTGTGCTGGTTACAATATTCTCCACATTCTTCTTAGCCCACATGCTAGGATCTGCATAAGTTATTGATATTCCTTCACTGTTCGGTGTCAGGTCCCTTATCAACCTTGCCTGCTGCCTGTCTGTCAATTCTCGCTCGTATGCCTCTCTATATATTATAACCCTACCGTTGTCTGGATTGCGCGCAAACCATAAGCAACAAAACGGATTTGTATAGCCCCAGTCCACCGCTCGCCATCTCGGCCACCCGGCGGGTATCTCGAACGGCTCTATCACGTGTTTATGGCTACGCCACGATGGAAATGCCTGCCCTGCAAATACTGACCAATCGCCCTCAACCCATGCCCGGCGCAGTTCTGTTGGCAAGCTGTTCAATTCGTCCCAATACGACTGCGGCAAATATGGATTATCCGCCGGAAGAGATTGTATGAACTTGAACTCGTCCTGTCTGTCCACTAACTCAAGGGGGAAATCCCGATCAATCCACAACTGTTTTACCCATGCATGTCCAATTCCACCTGGATTTGTACCACCACAAAACACCGTATGTTCTATCCCCGGCCAGCGCAACGATCCACGCAATATATCAAACGTCTCCCTGGGTATCTTTGTTAGTTCATCCACCGCTATTGCTGCGAACTCTGCACTTTGATATTTACTCGGATCGTCCAGGTTACGTAACACTATCACGCCCCCGCCGTATTCCTCTTTCAGTTCAAACGCCAACCCATGCCGCTTGCTGTCTGCTAGTTTGCCCAGCCACTGCGGAAACTCAACCTGTATCTTGCTGATCTGCCTGTCCTGTAAGTCCCGGTACGTCTCACTGAATAATCCCACCACTACACCTGGCCTGTCATGCAATCCATGATACATCACAAATGACAACAACCACCATCGTAAAAACCTTGACTTACCCCCACCCCTTGCACCACCATATAAGACGTATCGATGCGTCCAAGTAGCATCCCAAGCCTCCCACTGTCTATCGGTGAAGTCCAGCAATTCTGTCAGTCTGATGTCGTCGGTATTTCCCGATCCCATATCATCCTTAAGTTGCCCTGAACATCACCCTCAAATCTCTGAATAGGTGTACCAAGTATATAATCCGATAACCATTTACGTGCAACGTTGTCGCCGCGCTTTGCATCTTGGACAGCACGATCGACAATCGCCCGCCAATCCGTGAGGGAAACACGCGCAAACAACGACTTGAGATATTTTTCTTCTTTGGCTCGCGGTGGTCTACCAGGTGCATTTTTGTTGCCCGGATGACCCTTTACAAATTGCCCATTCTCGTTTCGTACCATCTTTCCACCATTTTATATTGGCGAAACCGTAACTTTAGCATGTAGTGGAATATTCATCAACTTAGCCTCCCACAACATAAATACAGCATCCTTGCCTTCTTCTGGCAAGTCAAGCACAAGACGCGGCGATCCGTCCGCCATGCTCTGCACACGCGCAACAATGAAATCGAATTCGATCACCACGTCATTAGTAGGGTCATTCACTACGCTTATTATACCATACTCCTATCACCTCTAGTGCCTCATCGACATTATGTACAGTATGTACAGTTGCGTTCCACATCAAATGAAATTCCTCCTGGTCTGGTGTCAGCATACCATGTTCTGCCTTCACTTCGATTAAGTATGTCTGCCCCTTATACGCGCAAACCAGATCCGGGAAGCCATGCCCTACCGAATGGGTAGAATATACACTTGCCCCCACGTCCCGTAACGCCTGGACTATTTCACGCTGGTTGTGGTCAGTTCTCTTTGGCATCGCACCTCTCTAACACCGCCGCCCCGTATTTGCCGTACACGACACGATACCTGGTGCCAGTGGTGCTTTCCAGGATAGTGCCCCATACAAACGACTTGGCGCGTAACATCGCCTCCACCTCAATGCGCGACATCAATAAGTACCTTGATAACTTCACATCACACGGATCATGTATGATCCGATAATGGACATGGCGCATGTATTTATTGACGCGTCCTGTTCCTGGTTCGCTCAGATCCACCGGGTCAGCGTAAATCTTGCAGTCGTTCACCCGCCCCCTTATAGCACGTCCGTTCTGTATCGACTTGGATATGGTGGACATTAGTCACCCATCGCGGCGAGTAAGCCTGCTCTACAAATAGCAAGGGGGGCGGTGTCGCCATGCGCAAATGCGTCACCCAGTACTACATGCCAATGAGATTTTTTTGTATCTAGAAAATGAATGGCCGGTATTCTGCTAATCTCAATATAGTATTCTAATGGCTTTGCCTGTAACTTCTCCACCACTTCCCATGCCCCCTTAATATCATTCTTATCCTTAACTGTTATTCCAAATTGTTTCTTTATTAACTGAAATAGTTCATCGTCTGACAACTTCATAACATAGTCGTTGTTCATTTGCATTTCTCCAAATAAGAACTAGCCGCTAGTAATAACTCTGGATTATCTCTAAAATTTGCCAATCCAACATTGCATTTGTTGCACAATAACCCTCTAACTTTATTGGTCTTGTGATCGTGGTCAACACATAAATCTATATCAGTCATATTTCCACATATAGCACATTTACCGCCTTGTTTGTTATTAAGCTCCTCATATTCCTCAAGAGTCATTCCATAACGATTATTCAATTGCCACTTGCGTCTATAGACTTTCGCTGTTGGTGTTTTATTCCATTTGCGAGGATTGTTATTTTCTCTATTCCAAATACAATTACGCTCATTATGACAATCCAAACATTGTGTATATCCTGTCTTGAGCATCATCCTTCGCATACTCCCACATTTCTTGCAGACCATTTCCTTGCCTGCTTCCATCTTTATAATTTCTTCACGGTTCATCTCATCACCACCCAAGTATCACCACCCACATCAGCGCGCCGATAAGCGCAACCAGTAGTATGCCATCCCATGCGGTTAGTTTGCGTTCCATCACTCCCCCTTCTTCTCCCGCACAAAATACAGTTCCGTCACCACGCGGATGATAATACCCACGATGATAACCACCGGCACGAACACCAACCCCAATGCAACACCTGCTATAAATAGTGCTAGTATAGCGTTATCCATCATTCACTCCTTTGCGATTCTTCTGCCATTTGCAAATTTTCCTCCAGCTCCATGAGGCGCTTCCCAGCATTTATGGCTGCCGTCCTTTGGATATCAAAGCCGTGATTGACCTCTTTTAATTCTGCCTCCAGTTCCGCAATGCGCTTTTCTCTTTCTGCCTCTTTGTCCTGATACCACACAACCAATTCTTGTGTAGCCTTTAACTCTTTATGCAACTCGTCCTCAATGGGGCGGGTGTTCCATAATTCAACATCAGTATCCTCGTCCATAGAATATACCCTAGCAGTACAATCTTTGCACATGACACATTCATAACTTTCTCTGTCCTCGCCCTTTTCCGCCTTCCGGCCACAAAAAGGACACAGTTTGAGTTCATCCATCTCATTCACTCCTTTCCTGTAATCAT